AACTGGGTTGATGCAACAGATGCATGGACATCATCTGAGCACTTCAATCTTCTGAGCGGAAAAGTTTTCAAAATCAATGGGGTAACAGTGTTGAGCGGAACAAACCTTGATAATGTTACTGTTGATGGTGGTACATTCTAATAAAGGGGCTTTAAATGGCTAATGTTATTAAAATCAAGAGTTCTGGTAATGTTTCTGCTGCCCCAACAACTCTTGAGTTTGGTGAGTTAGCAATTAATTACGCTGACGGGGTGTTGTTCTACAAGGATACTTCTAATACCATTGTTTCTTTTAACCTATCTGATATTCAACTTGATTTGACTGATTTAAAGGTTGATGTTGCAATGCAAACCTTCTAAGGTTCAGAAGACCTTTTCTGATACAATAAATATATGGATGATGTAAAAGTTAACACTTCAAAAACACTCACTCTTACATTGCCAAGTGACCCATCTGCAAACTCTGTCGTTGTTAATCTATACCATGAATCAAACGATCTTGTTTATGGACCGCAATCTGCAACAAGAACATCCACTGGGGTCTATACAATAACGCTTGGTCAACAAGCCTCAGGTTTTTACATCCTATCTTCGTCAGGTAAGTATCGTGCAGATTTTACATATACTGTATCTGGGACGTCATACACACAAAAGCAATACATTAATGTTTATACTCCATATGTTGATATTGATGACTTCTTCGCAGAATACCCAGAACTTGAAGAAGACTTTGCTGACAAATTTGACTCCCTAGAAAAAAGAGCAAGAAATATTGTAAATACATATTGTGGTCAAACATTTGAATCTTTTAAAAACAAATCAATGACTGTGGTAGGAAGTAATCATACAAAACTGAATCTACCTTTGCCAATTTATAACTTATACACCGTTACTGCAAATCCGGGAAAGGATACTGAAGAATTGATTCATGACTATACAAATTCTGGCTTGAATAATCTTCAGAAGACACGTCAACCTTTTAATTTTGAATCGTCATTCTTCTTGCAGTGGAGAGAATCGTCGCTTGACGAAAAACTTGGTATTCAGCAGCAAACAAAATTTAATCCAAAATTTGAATATAAAATTGTTGGTGATTTTGGTTGGGATTACATTCCTAATAATGTTGTTCAAGCAACTTCTTTAATTATTGCCGACATGATGAACGATGATTCAGAATATAGAAGGCATGGAATCCATTCAGTTAGCATGGATGCTGTTAACTATACAATGAAGTCTGACTTTTATGAATCAACTGGAAACATTGAGGCCGATGTGCTTTTGATGGATTATATGGTCTTTGTAATGGACTATGTGGTGTGAGCTATGTCTGAAGGGACATTTCTTAGATTTCCACACAAAATAAGCGTTTCTACTAGAACGACATCTACAAATTCGGCTGGTCAAAGGACGGTCTCTTATACGCTTAATTCAAATATAAAAGCATTTTTCCAGTCTGTTTCTAGCGAAAGAAGGGTTGCGCCATATATTGACAACATTGATGAGTTTCAATTCTATATTTCTCACAAAAACATATCTCTTGCTGATTATGGAAATCGTATTTCAAATGTATTAGATCGATTTGGAAATGTAATTGAATCTGGCCCTTTTGAGATTGTTAATATACAGAAAAAAATTGGTTTTAATGGAAAAGTTTCACATATTCTTTTAACAACAAGAAAGGTGGTAGAAAATGCTTAAAATGTCAATTAACAGATCTGCAAGCCTTCAACTTGAAACTGCTGCTATTTATTTTGATATTCTCCCCAACAGAATTGCCTCAGCTCAAGCATCAGCGATGGAATCTGCAAAAAGAAGAGCGTCTAGTGAATTAGCAAAGTTTGGTAAAGCTGCAAAGTATCTAAGTTTTACAATCACTAGATATGGACCCATCGGGGTTCGGATGGCAGTTTCTCCATCAAAGACTAGAGGTCGAGCGGGGAAACATGGGAAAAATATCCAAATTGCTAGCGCCATTCTTTTGACAGGAAGAAAGGGCGGCAGAATTGTAACTGCTAAAAATCCTGGTGGGAAAATGAAAGTAAGACCAGAATCTGTTAGACAGGGATACAACAAATATTATACATCAATTGAACTTGCCCCAATTCAATCAAAGAGAAATGAAATTAAAAGAGAGATGAGAAAGATTGTTTTGCAAGAATTGTCAACAAAACTAAAAGCCATTGGTGTTGGCTCAAAAGGCGGGGTCACAAGAACAAGAGACTTTGGCTCCGTAAGAGGTGTTTAAATGCCTATAAGCGTATATGACATAAACGAGCATCTAAGGAATGATTCTGATTTAGCTAATATTGCTGGCAAGACTATGAACTTTTTCCCAGTTGTTGGTTACGCATCCGAAACAGCCCCATTCGTGATTTATTTTTACAACCCAGGAATTCCATCGGTTGAGGCTTTTTGGAACAGATTTGACACCATCCGCTATTCCATTTATGACAGCGACGCTGACAGACTGTTCCAGATTGCGGAGCGTTTTATTGAGATTCTAGGTTCTGGCGATACTGTCCAGAAAACTGGAGGAATAGCTCCAGATAATGTCCGTGTTCTTTCAAGCCAACTCCTCTCTTCAACGGTAATTGAGCCTATTGAAAAAGAAGGTTGGTACCAAATGGACCTAGATTTTAGTGTTTATTCAGTCAAACCGTAATTAATAGAATTTTGGTTTGTGGTATCATAAAGATATATGAAGTATAATGTAATTACATACATCGGTAAGACCCCTGGTTTTATCGCTAGATTAGGTTCTCATACTTATGAATTTGAATGGCAAAAAGGTCGTGGGATCGGAGGCCGTTCTGACGAAATAAGACCCGATCACGCTGTTAAGTTCGCTAGATGGCGTGACAAACGAGGCAAGAAAATTTTTGTCCTCGAATAATAGGAGGTAACATATGGCAGTTAATACTGCAAATATTGTGGTGGGTGAGGCAGATGTCAAGGTTGGTAATTCTAACACATCAATGACAAATGCTGACTTTGATGCCCTCACAGACATCGGTGCAACACAGAATGGTGTTGAGATTTCTTGGGAGCCGGACATGGTTGATATTGAGATTGACCAGTACGGTGACGCTGCTAAGGTTATTCAGTCCAGAGTTAAGGTGATGTTGAAGACAACACTTGCTGAGGCTACGCTGAATAACTTGGCTTTAGCTTGGAGCTATGACAGAACAGATGGCGGTGCAAGTATCCTCGTTAATAACGACGGTGCAAATACCAAGACGTTTATGTTTGGTGTGCAGAATGTGTACCCCTTTGAGCATGCGCTGCAGATCGTGGGTAATGCCCCCGGTTCTAACGCCTCTGTGACAAAGACACGTAAGTTTAATACAAAGCGTGCGGTCTCGTTTGAGTCTTCAATGATCTCAATGAAGCGCGCTGAGGCGACGATGTTTGAAGTGTCGTTCCGAATTCTCCCCGTGACATCTGATGCGGGTTACGAATACGGCAAGATTATTGACCAGTCGTAATTAAAAAACAAAAGTTGTACCAAACGCTGGGTACTCCCTTAGACGCTATGCTACAATAGTTGTCTAAGGGAGTTTCCCTTTTATTTTAAAGGATGGTAAAAGTGAGCGAAAAGAATGTAGACCTTTTTAAGGGTACAGAAATTGTGTTTGCTGATGGTAAGGTGAGAATTGTCAAGCCTTTGACAATCCGTCACTTGCGGGAGTTTATGAAGGTTGCTAATGAAATGAAGACAACTGATGACCCCAACATGAGCGATGAAGATATTGATAAGATGGTAAAGGCTGCTTCTATTGCCTTGCGTAAGGCTGACCCCGAGTTGGCGAGCGACCCAGTTGCTCTTGAGGATGCACTTGACCTCAGATGCTTTGCTGAAGTTATGGCTGCGGCAATGGGTACAGACCCAAACCTTCAGTAGGGGGTGAGGGCGATGAGCCCTTTGTTTGGGATGACATCCCCTTAATAAAATACGAAGCAGAATTGCTGACAAATACAGGTGCTTGGAAAAGCATTGAAGAAATGGAAGAAAATCTAATCTTGCATGAGATGTTTCTTCTATACAGAGCT